TATGTACTCAAATAGTACTCTCAAGGTTTTTCAAAATAGTTGTTTAGAATGATGTTAAATAAAATGAGTACATAATTTAATTATTAGAAGAATATATAGAAAAGATTAAAAGTTATAGAAATAAATAATTATGTACTCAAATAGTATTCTTAATGTTTTGCTAAATATTCATAATAATCCTATCAATTAAAATGAGTATAATCTTTTTATTTTGGATTAAAAGAAATGCCGCATCCACACGAAGAAGCCAGTTCTTTATTTGGCGTAAAAGAGAACTTATTTGAAAAAATACCTTTCGTAAAGTCTTCTTTTATATAATCTATAGTTGTACCCAATAATAAAAACTCAGAACAAGGATCAATTATAACATTTACACCATTATTATCTACAACAATTGGTTTAAACTTATTAGAGTTTATAATATAATCATATTTAGTATTTTCAATAATTTTAAAATTGTAATTAAAACCACTACATCCTCCACTTGAAGCAGATAAAATAAAGTTTTTATTACTATTGTTTTTCAGAATATCAAACATTTTTTTCCAAGCATTATTTGTAATAGTTAATTTAATCATCTAAACTGAATGAAAGATTTAAATATGTAATTTTTAATAAAATTCACTTTTTGCTACTATTTTTTATATAGATTAAAAATAGTCTTGAATATAAAAAATTAATATCACAAAAAATTAACTTTTTATATTCATATTTTATAAAAATAATTACATTATTTAACAATTAATTATCTAAAATACATGAAACATTTAAATATTTTAGAAGTTCAACTCTTTCACCAACATTTAAACAACCAATATATCTATTAATGTGTGTTTTTGGAGAAGTTTTCTTGTTCATATGAAAGTTAAAATTTGCTTTGTATCCATAAAGCTTATATTTTATTGTATACGAAAGCATTCTATTCATTCTTTCTTCATTAATTTTAATATAATTATCAACATTATCATCATTGAAAAATCTCATTATATCATTATCAATCGAAGAATGAATATTAAAATCATTATAATAATCATTGTTATCAACATATTCTTGGGTGTTAGAGTATTTGGAAAAAATAGATTTTTTTACAACATAAAAGGTCTTAATATCTTGAATAATATATTTGTCTTGTGAAAATATTATAAGACTATATATATACTTTTGTAAATCTTTTGGTAATTTATCAAAATAACTCGTAATAAAGGTATTCATTATTTATAATAAAAAATAAAGCTCTAATCATTTTTTAAATTAAACTCGTATTACTAACATATTATTTGTGATATAATATTTTAATAATCTGGATCAAATAACTCATTAAAATGCGACAACAATTCTCCTCTTTCATCAACATTTAAACACCCGATATATTTATTGATATATGTTTTAGGAAAAGTTTTCTTGTTAAAGTTAAAACTAGCTTTTTCATTATAAAGGTTGTATTTTATTCTATAAGAAAGCGTTCTATTCATTCTTTTTTCATTAATTTTATTTGTTTCATCAATATTATATGTATTACCATTTAAAAACACAGATAAATCATTGCTAATCTGCCAATGAATATTATACATTGAATTATAATCTGAATTAATATCAAGCCAGTTTCTTAAATAATTAGAATAAATTGTTTTTTTTACAATATGAAATGTTTTAATATCAAGAATAAGACATTTGTCTTGAGGATATTTGATACTACTATATATTTTAATTTGTAAATCTTCTGGTAATTTATCAAAATAATCCATCATAAATGTTGCCATTATTTACAAATAATAATAATAATATTCTTATCATTTTTTATTATTACAAAAAAAATATTAGTAGATATTTCATTTAATTGTCTTTATATTGATTTTATTATCAATATATTCAATATACTGGTAAGTATTAGTTCCAAAAGCACGAGATATAGCGGTATCTGTATACCATAAAACACCATCTATATTTCTAATACCATCAACTACTGTATGTCCAACAAACATATAATTACAATTTAATTTTGATAAAAGACTTTTAAGGTCATTAATATTATCTAAATTTCTCGTCCATAGAATACCTTCATCTTCTAATAACATTGTATCAAAAATTTCCTTATCTTCTTTTAAAACCTTATTAGAACAAACAAACTTTCTCCATATTCTATTTATATACGATACATCTTTGTTATATTTATTTAATATTTTATAATGTTTAGCTGTTATTCCAGCGTGACTGAATAACATATCACCAATTTTTACAATTATTGGTCGATTTGATAATATAGAAGATAATATACCTCCTGGTTTAAATAGGTCTCCTCTTCTTTTTTCATCATTATTAATACTTTTACGTGATACATAACTATAATTACCGATAACATTCATAAGTTCGTGATTTCCAATTATTGATATAACACGACCACCTTTAGTTTGTGCTATTTTATCTAAAAAGTTTGTAAAATATATCATCTCTGTATCAGATAGTATCTCCCAATCTTTAATTTTTTCTTCTCTATTTATACTATCTATTTGGTCTCCCATTTGAATTACAATTGTATTTAATGGATTTGCTATCCATTCAATGTTATTATTTATAATATTAGCATCTAATAATATACCTTTAAATCTTTTAATATCTCCATGAATATCTCCAATTATAATTAATCTTTCTGGAATGGGATATTCAAATATAATGTCATTACCTATCATATTATATAACTTAATATACAATATTATATTATATAACTTATATAAAATATAATAAAAGATAATAAAGAATATGTTAATATATTATATAAATATATTATGGTATGTATAAAACTATATTTAATTTTTACAGAAAAATTAAACAATAGGCATGAAAATATTAATAATTGTTTAAATGTTATCAAAACTATTTGTGAAAAAAATAATATAGATGTAATAATAAATATAATAAAAGAACCTTCTGTCGAATATATAGATAAAAATATAGATAAATATAATAGTAGAGTTGATTATTCACCGTATATTGACAATACCAAATATAATAATCTTATAACAAACCTTAACTCATTTCATATTTCAAATTATGAAAAACATAGAAATGTTTATAAATTGATAGACGAAGATTATAATGGTGATGATGAAACATATTATATGATTATCGAAGATGATATTTTAATTTGCGATATTTATATTGAGAATATTAGCGAAATGATAAAAAATATTAAAAATAAAGAAAATAATAAATGCGATATATTATTTTTAACATTAAATACGATAAAAGACGATCGTTATATAATTGATTTTAAGGATGTATATAAAGTTTTAATATCAAAATCTTGTTATTTTATAAAACCTCAAATATGTATTGGATTATATAATGCAATGCATACTTTTAAAATTGACTTAAAAATATTCTTATTGAAATTTATAAAAGATTATAAAATAAAAGCCTTTTTTTATAATAAAAATACATTTGTCGAAGGTTCAAAAATTGGTATATATCCTTCTAGTACGAATTCAAACAATCGTCTATATTTTAATAATAATTATATAGAATTAGTGAATATATCTAATAAAAAAATAATAGAAAAAACTGATATTGATAATGCAGAAACTATTTATATACGCTCGAAAAATATTGAATCTGCGGATATCCTTAATATAATGGGTATTATATATTATAAATATAGTGATTATGAAAAAGCTAAAAAATATACAACAGAAGCATTATATAATCTTAAAAAAAACAAAGGGTATATACAAAGAAATAGCAATATTTTATGTAATTGTATAAATATGTATCAATTTGAACAAGAAATGTTAGATGAATGTTCCAAATCTACACCTAAATATTAATAATTACACACTATCGCTATTTTTTTCCAAAACAACTATTCTCTTTATAATTGTATCTTGTTTTGAATTCATTTTTTCAATAGCCTTTTCTATTTTTTCAATTTTCCCAATTAAATCTTCTGAATCATGTTTTTTAGCAACTTGTTGGGATAGAGATGATATTAACGATTTAGTTGTTATTAAATCGTTTTCTAAAACACACATTTTATCAGTAAATGTTTTTAATTCTTCGGTAATTTTTAAATCAGACGGGAAACTAAGTGTATTAAATACTTTTTTAACAGTATCTTCTACATCTTCGGTTGTTAATTTAATAGATTGCTGAGATGTAGAAGATACCGTAAAAGCGTCTTCTATACTTTTTAATCTTAAATGGAAGCCTGCGATTGACATTTTCCTATTATTATACTATTATAATAAACTATTTTATTTTCACACATATATATAAAAAATGATTATATATTGTTAATTAGAAGATATACAATGATTATCCCAATTAGATGTTTTACATGCGGACGTGTTATGGCGGATATTGCAGATTTTTACGAAAAAGAAAAGGCGAATATTGATGAAAAAAAAGAGGTAGATCCTATATATAAAAACTTTGAAAAAATACATACAGGCAATATTCTAGATAATTTAGGTTTAAAAAGATATTGTTGTCGGCGTAATTTAATTGCTAATATTGATATGATGAATGTAATATAATAAGTTTATAATAAGATATTATTACATTTATAATCTTCTTATATACGATTAAAGAAGATAGAAACTTTTTATTATGGAAAAAATAAAAAAACAAGCCTCTGGTTTTATAGATGAAAAAACAAAAAAATATCATACAAGCTATATTGAAGAATATATTGAAAAACATATAGAAAAAAAATTAAATAGTTTATTAAAAACTCTTCCTTCTCAATTACCAAATAATTATAATATAAAACCTTTTTACGAATTAACTATAAAAGAACTATATAAAAATACATTACAAATAACAATTGATATAATTAATGATTTTGCAGATATGTATAGTAATAAACAATACATTTATGACAGTAATATGATTATAAATATTATTACAAAAGATAATAGAAAAATATATGTAGGTATTCTAATAATATTTATATCGTTTATAATGTATTTTATAGATGGTGTTTCTGTATAATTTTTATTATTAATATAAGTAAAGATAAGAAACATAAATATGAAAAATATTATTCAAATAATAACAAATAATTATTATTATTCTCTTATATTAATATCAGTTATTTTCTACATTATAAGCAAATATAATACTTCGGTATTGATATCAATAATAATTGTTATTGGTATTTTTTTTTATATAGATAATAATATAAAAAAAAATATAAGTGAAAAAAATAATGATGAAATTATTAAAAACGAAGGTCTTGAAAGTGTTGTAAAGGATGTTAGTGATGTAAATACAGATAATTATTATATAGGTAATAATAATAAAAATGTTAAATATCTAATTAAAAACAAAGAGTTTGTATCTATATTATACAATATTAGATTTATAAAAAAGTATGATAATGCAAGATATACAAAATTAATAATATATATGAATAAACTTATGAAAATATATATATATATATTATCAGATAGATATACCTTAAACACATACCTTCCTATTTTTACAGATACAAAAAATGATATAATTGAAATATTTTATTCACTAATATTTGTCATACCAGAAAGATTTAACCATATTTACGGATTTAATCCACATGAAGAAATAGATAAATCTCTCAGCGACTTTAGAGTAAAGATAAAATATATGCTATCAGTTATGATAAATTACGGGAGTGTATCTAAAAATAATATACATATAAATATGGAAAAATATAGACCTTTTGAAAAAAATAAAGAAAGTTATTTACCTTAAATTAGCAAAGATTTATTTCCTTCAACGAACTGATATTCAAATTTTTGTTTTGTAGATAAATCCAAATATGATAAATCAAAAAATGCATCAGAAATATTACCACCTTTATGATTTTTTACATTACATGATTTATCATATTCTTTTCGTATATTAGAAACATTTTTACATATAATATTCAAATAAGACAATACCTTTTTTTTACCCGACGGGCATTCTAAACAACCACCGCGCATATTTTTAGAATCTCCTCCTTTCATACTTGCGGATACACCATTATTATTACAACTACAACTGCTTCCTTTTTGTCTCATCTTTTTATTATTTGATGAATATCCACCTCTACTATAAAGATATAAATAATTTATAGCTTCAATATTATCATTTTCAATATTTACTGTATTTTGTAAGTTTGTATTATCAACATTATCATTTTCAATATTTACTGTATTTTGTAAGTTTGTATTATCAATATTATCATTTTCAATATTTACTGTATTTTCTAAGTTTGTATTACCAATATTATCATTTTCAATATTTACTGTATTTTGAGCACTTATTACTTCACCTCCGTATTGTTTCATTATTTATATATAAATATTACATATATAAATATTACATATATAAATATTACATATATAAATAATGATATTAGAATATTCTATTTGCGAACTTAAAAAAAGTTATTGCGGTAATTATGATAAATACGACAAAGATGAATTAATAAATTTAGAAAATACATTATCTGTTAAAATAGATGAATTAAATATCAATAGCTCAATTTTGCATATTTTTCCTATTGTAACAACAATATCTTCTTTATTGTTTATAACCTGTTATTTTATTTTTTGATTATTTATTTAAAAAATCATTTAAGAATATTCATTAATTTATTTTTATATATAACATATTTAATGTCAGATACAATAACAGCGTCTGGGAATACACGAGAAACATTTGCTATATCTACAAGCGACTTAACAATAAATGGTGATTTTACAGCAGATGAAATATTTGGTTCTGGAAAAAATATAACAAATATAAGTATTGACAATATTGTAATAGGAACATTAAACAAACCTTTGTCCAAAAGTCTCGGAGGAACAGGTAATAATATATATACAGATAATGGTATTGTATTTAATGATGTGACATCTGATAATAATAAATTAAATACAACATATAAATTAAAATGGGACAAATCAATAAATGCACTTTTGATAAACGAAAGAGACTTTATCGTAGACAATTCAAATTATGTTATATATTCTTCTAATCAATTGATAAATGATATTAAAGAATCTTCAAATATTATTTCAACAAATATTAAATCATATATTATAAATAATTTAGCAACACCTTCAAACCCTGGTGTAGTTAAAATTGGAACAGGATTATTTGTAAATAATTCAGGAGTTATTAGTATATTTCCAGAAAATATTAATATTATTCCTCCAGTTATAATACCATATATGAATGCCGAACAAATATTTGATACAGAATATAAAAAACTTATATTTACATACAATCCAATGAGAGGAACTACTTTTGATACTGAAAAATTAATTGACGATACACTTATAATAGGTAAAATATTGCCTTTATGGTATAATTTTAATAACAATTCTGATAAATCTATTAATAGCGGTAATTTAGGAAATAGCGAAGTGAATAGTATTGTATTGAATGGTGATACCGTCAATAATGCAATATATAAACCTCTGAATAAAAAAGATTTACATTTTGAATATACACCATTAAATTCAAATTACCTATATTTAAATGGTAATAATAATACATACGCAAGTTTTAAAGAAAATATGCTTATAGAAAAAATATATGGTGAAGGAGGTATTGGTGGTGAAACCGAAGGTATAACAATTTGTTTTTGGTTTAAAATTGAAGATGTAGATAATAGTAGTATAAAAAAATCAATATTGTATTTTAGCAGTGAAGGAAATAATCCAAACTATTTTATTGATATTAATGTAATAGGTAATCTATTTACAGTATCATTATTTAATGTAGGAGGTATTTTTTTTTCAATCAATGATGAAAATTTATGCAATAATACATGGAAACATTTTTGTTGGAGTATATCTGCGACTGGATTATGGAACATTTATATAGATGGTGATGAAAAAATAAGAAATGTTAATATTGACGAAAATATAAATATAGTAAATAGTATTGGAGATTCATTATCTACCGCAATAATAAAAATAGATTCTGAAAATGCAAATTATATAAATAAATATATAGGTAAATCTTCAATACTTAACGATTCATATTTAAAATTTTCTATATCTGATATTAGATTTTATAATAGAGAATTGATAGATTACGAGATTATCGAACTTTATAATGCTGACAAAAATACTGAATATAATATAGAGTTTAAAGACAATAATAATAATACAAAGTGTGATATATTATTGATAGGTGGAGGTGGTGGGGGAAACCATAATGGTGGGGGTAGTTCTGGCGAATTAAAATATATTAACAATGTCACAATAGGTATAAATCAATATGTTATAAAAGTTGCACGAGGAGGAAAAGGTGGAAATGTAGGAAATAATACATTTTTTGATTCAATTATTTCAAGAGGAGGTTCTACAGGAAGTGTTCAAAATAACGTTAGTATTAGTTCAAGTACCATATCAAATGAATCTATATTTTACAATAATATAACAACTAAAAAAAATAATGGATATATTGGTGGTGGTGGTGGTGGTTCTGGAACTGCTGGGACTTTATCTTCTGGCGGAGAAGGTATTTATAGTATAAATGAAAATGAAATATTTGTTAATTTTAAAACACTTTTTGATTTGCCTACAAATAATAGTATTGGAGAATATAATTCAAATGATGATAATGTATATTTTGGAGGAGGTGGCAGTATTATTATGAATAATGGAATTGGCGGAATTGGTGGGGGTGGTTATGGAAGTGTTTTATATTCGGAAATTATAAAATATCACGGTACAAATGGTTCAGGTGGGGGGGGGTATGGAACATCATACGCTTTCGGTGGAGATGGAATTATTATATTGAGATTTTTAAATACAATAATCCCAGTAATGAGTATTACAGATTATATATTAGATACTTCAAATATTATTTCTTATAACTTAAACACTTTATCTAATAATACTGATGATGAATTTCTACAC